CCCAGTAGTTGTACATGCGCTGGGCATCCTTGGCGTTGCGCACCAAGCCCGACACGTACATCTGGCCGTCCACCTCAAACTCGTTACCAACCACGCGCACCACGGGGATGTAGGAGCCAGCCCAATCGCGTTCTTCAAGGATGTCGTAGCCGTTGATCTTGCACCACTTGACCTTTTTGCGGTCAGCTTCGCGGGTGCGGATCGGCTTGCCAAACATTTCGCGCAGCATCTTGTCCTCGGGAGTACCGCTGAACGCAGTCTGGTTGCCGGGGTACAGGTTGAGCGTGTGCTTCTCGTACTCGATGTAGAAATACTCGGCGATGCGGATGGTGTTCTCACCGATCCACTGGGCGATGGACTGATCGCCCACACCAAGGCTCATGAGGGTGCTGATAGGCGCTGCATCGGGGTACAAACGCTCGTACTCATCTTTGGGGATGTCTTCCGTGATGAAGCACCAGCGGGCATCTGCGCCTGCGGGGTCTTGGATCAAAGGGTCCATGTAGACGCTGAAGCTGTTGCGGATGCGCCCAATCTTGATGTCTTGATCGAACGACTTGTCGTCGCAATACTCGGTCAACACCCGGATGTAGCCTTCGCCGTAGGACACTTGGTTCTCGCAGGCGGTGTCGTAGGCCACGTCAGCATCGGAGATGTACTCAATGTGGCGAATCACGCCGTTGAACACGTCTGCCATGTCCACATCGGCCTTGTCGTCAGCCGGGATCACCTTGATGCCGGGACGGTTCATGCGCTGCTCATTCGTCACTTGGTGAACGTGCTGCGGCAGCTTGTTGATGGTCAGGCAGGGGCGGGCATTGATCGTTTGACCTTGCAAAGAGCCACGGGTCTGGAGCACATCAGCGGGCCACTGCCACTGGTTGTCTGGAGAGCCAGCGTAGAACCGCAAATCGTCAAGCTCGTCTTCACGAGTCTCGGAAAACGCAGTCATCGCTGTGTTCAAACGTGAACGGGCAACGGTCAGAATTTCCTCGGAACCGCCTTTTGACGAGTTTGGTCCGTTTTTTGCCACATTTGCTGCGGCTACGATTCCGGTAGTGTCTTTCATGCGTCAAATACTCCGAGGGTGTGTGATTCCCTCATGACCAGAAGGTTGTCACCCTCGTATTTTAGGTCTTGTCCGATGGAATCACCAAATAGCACCTTGTCGCCGACTTTTACGTCCTTGGCTTCAGGTCCAACGGAGATTACCACACCCGTGCCAGTTTGTTTCTGCCTCAAGAGGATAAACAACTCGTGTTTTTCCATGTCTGGACGCACAATCAGGCAGTCTTGCAGGGCTTGAAGACTCATTTTTTAGACTTCATTGTTGGTTTTTTGGCAGGGTTACCGCTACCTGCCGCTTCGCGCTTGACGGAATACGCAATTGCCACGGCCTGCTTTACGGGTTTACCCGCAGCCACTTCGGCCTTCACATTTTTGCGAAATGCCTCTTTTGAGGGTGATTTGACGAGTGGCATCACTTGGCCTTTTTGGCAGGTTTGGCAGTTTTGGCCGACTCTTTGAAGTCTTTGGCCGAGGGTGCGCCAGCAGCGCCGGGTTTGCGCATCTTCTCGCCAGAGCCAGCCGCGATGCGTTCGCGTTTGGCGTTGATGTTTGCATACAGTCCAGGTTTTGTAGCCATGATTTAACACTTCCATCGTTTGAGTGATGCCTTGGCCCGTTCTGCTGGGCCTTTGGCGTTTTTGACAACCCCTTCCATGCGGGCACAGAACGAATCTTTACGGCCTTGGTCGGCCTTTGTCTTGGGGCTGGGCGCTGGCGCTTTGAGATTAGAGCCAGTGGCTGCGTTGTACTTCGCACGACCCTTTTCTGTCAAGCCTGCGCCCTTGGACACCGGCAGCTTCTCGCCCTTTTTGACGCTCAAGGAAACAGTTTTCTTGGTAGCCATCACGAACCCATCCATGAAGTAAGGGCGACACCGTTTTGAGCGTTGCGCCGGGTATTTGTTCGCTCATTGTACTCCCGATGTGCCACAGGGTACGCAAAGGTTACGGCAATGGCGTCAGCCGCATCGGGTGACGCAACTCCACGCGCTTTCATCTCTTTCTTCCCTTCCAAAAAGATGGTGCCTGCCGAGTTGGGCTTCTTCATCGGGCCGATCAGGTCGGACTTGAGCATCCTGTCCTGCGGGATGCTGGCGGTCTTGAGCCAGTCGCGCATTGCACCCCAAATCTCAGCCCGCTTGTTGCCCCACATCGTCGGGTTCTTGGCCTTCCAGCCAAAGTTAACCCCGCGCACTTTGTACTTCTGCTCGGTCAATCTGTCAAGGATGCCGTAGCCCAGACCACCCTCGTCTATCACCGTGAGTGCTGGTCGGTACTCCTCGATGGCGTCGATGACGTGGCCCACCACGCTCATGGTGTCCTCGCCCTTGAACCGTTTGATCGCCACGATGTCCCGCCCTTGGCGCACGGCAATCACGGTACTGTCCATGCCGCCCCGGGCCGGGTCCACGCCGATGATGATGGGCGCGGTCATGTCTTTGTACAGGGGCCGCTTGATGGCATCGTCTACGATGTGTGGCGTGATGAACTGGTCCTGGCCCGACTTGGGGAAGTCACCGTAGACCTCGACCCGCGCCTCGTCCGAGTCCTCACCGTACTCGTTGATGATCTGCTGGTAGATGGTCTTGTCGGTGCCTTCGACCGTGCGGGCGTCGATCTTCTCGCTCTCCCAAAACTCCCGCTTGCTCCCGTCCACGGCCTCGTAGAAGTACCCGGTGTTGCGACGACCGTTGCTGAACGCCAGCCAATACCGATCGAGAATGTTCTCGGTAAAGAAGCCCGCAGCCACGGACCAGATGCTGTCTGGGATACCTGACGCCTCGTCAAAGATTACCATCATGCCGTCCATGTTGTGCACACCGGCGTAGGCGTCTGGGTTCTCCTCGCTCCACAGCTTGCCCTCGGCCCCCCAGTACCGGGTGCCTTTCCTCAAGTCACGCTCGACCAGATCGGTCAACCAGTTGGCCGGGTTCAGGCTTGTGGCCGTGGGTTCCCACCAGTGCGCGTTGAGCGCCATCGTGACCCATTTGGTCAACTCACCCCAAGTCACCTTACGCAACTGGTTCTCGCTGTTGGCCGACACGATGACTGAACTGCCTATGCGAGTGGTCAGCATCCACAGGATCAACCACGACACCAGTGCTGACTTGCCCACACCTCGCCCAGACGACACGGCTCTGCGCATCGCGTCGATCAACTCGTCGTTGCTCATCTTCCCCCGGTTCTCTTTGATAAAGTCCCGTATCCTGCGCAGCGCCCTACGCTGCCATGTGCGCGGGGCTTTGAAGTGTTCGAGTGGGGTGTTCTTCTGCCCCCAGGGGAACAGGAACAAGACAAACGCTTCAGGGTCATCCTTCAGGGCAGGACTCCAAAGCTGCGCCATGAGTGTCTGCTCATCTTCTGGGCTGTACCGGGGCTTCTGCATCAGTCGTTCTCCAGTCTTGGTGTCACGTCGATCACCTCACCCTCGATCACTCTGGCCTGTGCCTGCGCCAGCGCCTCGGTGATGGAGATGGTGCCACCGAGTTCAACTTGCTTGATCTCGCCGTAGCGTTTTTTGTTGTGTGCGCTCATGAGCCACTTGCGCGTGTCGATGCGCAGCTTATCCCTGTTCACCGTGTCGTTCGATGTGGGGTCCACTGACTCCACCCCATCGGCAATCTCTAGGATCTCGCCAGCCAAGAACTCGGTGCGCATCTCCTGCGCTTCTTTGAACCGTTCGTGGCGGGTGGGTTCACGCTTGACCCAGCGCAGGAAGTCCTCATACGAGATGGCCCTGTGGTCATCCTCAATCAGCGATTGCAGGGACCGGCCACGGTAGATGTCCTCCACGACTCTCTCGAAGATTTGCTCATATTCGACATGCAGCAACGCCCTTGCCTCCTTCGAGGTTCTGAGGGGTTCTGGGTCAGGCACGGTCAGCCAGTTTGGCAGTTGATTCTCACTGGCGACAGCCGTGCCTACAAACGAGGAGTTCTCTTGTTTCATAGTGTCCTCAGTGTAAGGCATAACGGTTTCCTGCGCAATGACGGGAGTAGTGGGGGTAGGGAACCCACTGGGTTTCTGATTTTCTAAAAAATTTTCACGGGATTCGTGATGCCTACGTAGCCGTGACCATCGGGCGCTCGGCCCTACCCCCTCCCCCTGATTCAACTGCACCCCTGCACCCAATGGGTCTGAGCATCCGTGCGCCATGGTGCGCACTGGTGACAACTGTGACAGACCCCTGTCACAACTGTCGCCACCCTTGACGCCATGAAACGGGGGGCTTTTGACCCGGTGGGTCAAGGAATCAGGGGGAAATCAGGGGAACTTAACCCGGTGGGTCAGGGATTTTGACCCGGTGGGTCAATGAGTCATGACCCAATGGGGCAAAACAGAACGATTGGGGGCAGTGGTGACAAATTCACCTTTCGCGCAGGGAAGCAAAAAATAGACGACTTTTTTTTACCCACTAGAAATCAGGAATCCCCAGAATCAACCCCCAGCACCAAAAGGAACATTTGTCACTAACTTACAGAAACCTTACAAACCCTCAAAGTGCATACCCATTGGGTTAGGGAAAGCACCTAGAAGATATTTTCATTGAACCTATTGACAATCAGACCCAATGGGTTAGAATTGATCCCATGGCAAAGTCGCCATGTAACCAGTAAGAGTAAGACACCATGAAACAAGAAATCTTGATCTACGGATTGAAGCAAGGCGAAACCCGCGATTACATGGAGGATCTGTTAGCTTGCTTCCAAGTGACAGACAAAGCTCAAGAGAACATCGAACGGGTCAAGCAAGCCGCAAGCGCCCAAGGCTTCCATTCGTTTCGTATTGCCGGATTTGTTCCCGGCACTAAGCCTAACTTTGCAAAGGCGGTGAACGTATGACCCGCGAAACCCTCTACAACGTACTCACTGCCGTGTTTATCGGCTTGGCGCTGTGCGCACTGGTGCTGCATGGCCTCGATGCACTTTTTCTGTAACCCGTAACCATGTAATTGGAAAATTCCTCATGCCTAAAATTTCAGTCACTTCAAAACTTGATGGTATTCGTTCATGGTCCCTGCAAGCATTGGACACCTGCCCGGGGTCCATCGAATCGCCCGGGGTATTGGTTGATGCCTGTAAGGGTTGTTATGCGACAACTGGGAATTACGTATTCGCCAATGTGAAAGCACCCCGGGAATTTAACCGGGCAGATTGGCAGCGCATCGGATGGGTTGATGACATGGTGCAAGAATTGGAAAAGGACCGTTATTTTCGATGGCTTGATTCTGGTGATCTGTACTCTCTAGCATTGGCTGAAAAGGTGCTCGAAGTGATGGCGCGCACGCCATGGTGCAAGCATTGGTTACCAACCCGTATGCACAAATTCCCGAAGTTCCTGCAAGTGCTTCGCGCCATGCAATCGCTGCCCAATGTATCGGTGCGTTTTTCCGCTGATTCGATTAACGGGGAATACATCCCGGGCTTGCACGGGTCAGTCATTGGTCCCAGTGCTGACACTTTTCAAGATCACCCCGGGGCATCCCTTTGCCGTGCTTATGAGCATGAGGGTAAGTGCAGCGGGTGCCGTGCATGCTGGGACAAATCCATCGATTTGATTTGTTACCCTGCGCACGGCCGTAAGATGGCTAAAGTCATCATGATGAAAACAGCATGATTCCCAGTATTAGGGGTTGATGGCCCCTAATGCGGGTAATTCTGCCCGGTAACCGTAAAAAGGTAATCCATGCTTGCCACAATCGAAAACAGACCCGTGCCCGGGTATGTACATAATCCCTTGCCCGATCGGTACCCCACGCGAGAATCATGGCCCAAAATTGGCACAAAAGGCACCCACAAGGGCAGACCCGTTGAACTGATGGATATTTGGCATGCTTATCGGGCAGTGTTTAAGACCGGCCCATATTCCACCATGGCAGCAGATCTGCAGGATTTCATACCATGCGAGTGAAAGAATTCTGGCAATGGCTGTCTGAATTGGCTGATGCACTGGGAGATCAACCCCTAGACATGCCAAGTGCTGAGCATGCCTATTTAACCGGGCAGACTATTGCCCAATACTTGGAGAATTGGAAATGATCAACTTGGAAAACCTGCAAGCCATCGAAGCGGAAAAATTGGCCTATTCCGAAGGATTCCCGGGCACCGCCCGGTTATTTGCCCGGATCGCTGACCTACAAAAGGCACTCGGGGATGCCGTGAATGAGATTGAACAATTAAAAACCGACCTTTACGCCGCCCGCCATGAACGGGCATTTTTAGGGGGCGTCGATTGAATGATCACCGCCCTATTGATCGCCTTAGGGGTTGCCGTGGCTATCCCCTTACTCGAGCGATTTTTTGATCTGTAACCCCATCCCCTAACCCATAACCCCCAGCC